TCGATTTTGTCTGCTGTTACTTCTTTAGTTAGTGACATTGTTGTCTCCTGTTAGTCCAGCCCCAGAGTCCACTGAGGCTATAGGGTTATTAAGCGGCCTGATAAACCAACGACATTCGCACCTGAAAATCGTTGTCAATGTCTGACGCGCTCAACGGTGTGTTCGTGTCTGTTAAGGCCGATGCAATTTTGTTTATCGTAACAGTGGATTGATTTTGAGTTGCATTTCCTGTTAAGCCGTAAATCGCACCTGTAGAGCCGTTCCAGAAATTGAAGATAGCCGCCGCCTCAACTGAGGTGCTTACTAGATTGTCGCCTACGGTAAATGGCAAATTAGTAAGGCTTAAAGATCCCGCACTGGTTCCTTTGGATGATAATGCTAAATTCACTGCTACAAATACTAGGCGCCCAACTTTAGTGTAAGTTCCTGATTGTGTTGTATAAGTAAAATCAGAAGTCGTCGCGCCTGTAAACGTAGGAGTAAACGACCCTTCTTCATAGTCATCCAGCTTGTTAGCCGCCGCTACCCCGCCGAGGTATGCTCCGCCTGACAGGTAGAGGTCTTTGAATGGAACAGTAGAGTATCCCAAGTCAATATCGTCAGGTCTAGCGCCACCTGTTGGCCCCCAAGGATATATAGCGTCTAAGTCACCACGGAAGTTTAAGCCTGTGTCGCCAGAGCCAATAAACATACCGCCGCCGGAGGAACTGCCAATACTACCGACTGTTGCGTTGTCCTTGCGGAACTCTGCAATGGTGCCGTCAGAGGTCGTGCGGTTTAGAGTTAATGAAGGAACACTAGAAGTGGTGGCTATAATCAAGCCGTTTTGTCTTAACTCTGCACCAACCGTTGAACTTGTTGAGGAAGTCTTTCCGACCAACACGGTGCCGCTAGAGCTGATGCGCATGGCTTCGGTGCCGTTAACATCAAAGTGCATATTGCCAGTGTCAACGGTTATTTCACCGTAGAAACCGTTAGTCGTATCAGTAAGTCGCAGATCGGGTGTACTTGATGCTATTTCTAATTCGGCATTAGGAGAACTCGTACCGATACCTACGTTGCCTCCAGAAAACACATGGTACTTACCAGAAGGTACTGTGTATTCTAGGTTAGCCGAATCTCCGCTAATTGTTGTGCTTCCTGCGCCTTCTTGGAAGGTAATTGTAGGGTTAGCTTCAAAGAGATGCAGTGTAGAAGCAGGCGAAGTAGTACCCAGACCCAACCGCTCCGCAGAACTATCCCAGAAGAACTTCGCAGTCGTCCCACTATCCTCAAGGAAGCTGATGTCGCCGTTGTAGCTGACTCTAAGTCTTTCTTTTAAGCCACTGTTGTATGTGTTAATCCTAAAATCAGAAATACCGCCCGAAGAATTAAAAGCAACCGTATCTAAAGTGACTTGCTCTTTAGCGCCACCTGAAGAAGTATCAGCACTATAAAAAGCTAAACTTCCCCACGGGTTAGTCGTAGACCAGTCGCTTCCAGCTGAGGTGGTTGCTATTGTTATCTTGCTTGGTGTTGGAGATGAGCTTCCTGTTGCTGTGCTTACGTCCAAACCGTCAGCAGTCACTGTGCCAGTTACGTCGAGTGCTGTAGTGGGTGACGAGTTGCCAATACCGAGGCGTTCTGTTGAGGCATCCCAGAAGAACTTCGCAGTTGTGCCAGTATCCTCATACAGAGACACATCGCCGTTAGAGTCTATTTCAAACCTTTTATTTCCTTGAGTCAAAAAGGTATGCGTCGTAGCTCCGGTTGCGTTTTTTATGCTTTGATAATCTGTTGAAACAAATGTGCCGTTTGCTTGTCTAGTATTTATATTTAGGTAGCCGCTTCCGAGTGAAAACTCAGTTTTATTAAACGCAGTAGAAGCATCAGAGTCCTGCAAAGTAAGTGAGCCACCACTTGTAGAAGACAACACAGCCGAATCAGCAGTCACTGTGCCAATCACGTCGATGCCTGTGGAGGTTGTGGCTAGTTTTTGTGTGTTGTCGTGTCGTAAAGTTACTGCGCCATTGTCATTAAAAGTTGCATAGGTTTCGTTTAAATCTCCTGTGCCAAGCCATATTAAATCTGAACCGCCTAAATAAAGATTACCTGCACCTGTGTCCTGAATAAAACTGTGATTTCCATTGTGATAAATCTGTAGATCAGAGCCAGCACCGAAGATAGCTTTAGAGTTGTCAGGTAATGTTAAGTTGCCGCTTGAAAGACTAACAGACGTTACACCATCAACCGTACCACCGTTAATGTCAGCAGTATTAGCCACGAGGCTGTCAATGTTGGCTGTGCCGTCAATAAAAAGGTCGTTCCACTCTGCGCCGACTGCTCCTAAGTTATAGGTGTCGTCAGCAGAAGGGAGAAGGTTAGATGCAATGTCTGCCGTAACGGTTACAGTGTCTGTAGCGGCGTTGCCTAGAACTGTATTGCCGTTGACAGTAAGCCCGTCAATAGTAACGGTGCCTGTGAATGTTGGGTTGTTTGCGTCTGACTTAGAGGCAATCGCTGTTGCGATGTTGTCAAATTCTGTTTCAAACTCTGAGCCACGGATGATCTTACCTGAGTCACCAGACGGCAAGGAATCCTTTGCTTCAAAGTCAGTGGTCTTTGTGTAGTTGGACATGGCTAAGTTTCCTCTTGCCTAGCTAAATCAAAAAAGAAGAAGGGGGCCATAAAGACCCCCAAGAGTTTCTTAGGCTGGGACAGCCAGAATGAAACCAGCTTCTGGACGGTATGCTTGGACACCGTAGAGGCAGTCAGCAGTGTACAGAGTTGAGAGGTACTCCTGCTTGTACTGAGTCTGTGAACGTACAGACATTTGCTCTGCAAGGACTACAGCGTCACGGTGGAACAACAAAGCAGCACGCTTGCCTGAAGCAATAGTTGCACAGTTGTTAGACACGTATACGTCTACACCGTAGAGGTTACCGATGAGGCCAGACTGAACGCCTTGACCAGATACGAAGTCAGAAGACACGTAACGGTCGATACCCATGATTGAGTTACGAGCAGAAGGAGGAATAACAAGGCAACGATCTTCCATAGGTACGTTGTTGTCATCAAGCTTCTGGATCATGTCACGGAAGAATCCGTCGCTGAACTCAGTGTTAGCTGGGAGTGCTTGTCCAGTAAACGCAGCAGTAGTGCCGTTGTTGTTGAAGAAAGCAGCACTGGTCTGGTAGCTAGTAGCAGTTGGAGACAGAGTCATTGTTCCGTCACCAAAGCCAGTAGCAACAGCGTGAAGGTCAGTGTCGATCTTAGTAGCAAGAGCGTAACCAGCATCTTCAGTGTAGAACTGACGGAGGCTGTTAAGTGCTTGTACTTCAACAATGTCTTCGATCAGACGTGAGTATTCAAAGTGACGGTTAACGTCTACTTGGATTTCGCTCTCTGTGTTAGCAATGATGTTAACAGCAGCGTTCTCAGCCTTGACGCTTGCGTCTGCACGAGTAGGCTTAGGGATGTGGAGCTTGTCGCCCTTCTTGCCTGTCATGCCAAGCTTCTTTACAAGAGGAACCATCTTGAGGTTCTTCTGGTAAGCAGCAATGATCTCATCGCTCCAGATTTCTGGGATGAAAGTTCCTGCTTCAGTTTTGCCGGTAATTCCGGTGGCGCCGGGATATGGTACAGTAGCCATGATAATCTCCTAGATTACTTTACACGACCCTCTGCGTATGCTGTCAGTATCTCTTCTGACAAGGATTGGTAACGCTCGGGGTCAGTTCTCATTAGTTTAATAATGTCGGCCCTGCGATATACTTTCTTACGTGTCCCTTCAGCACTGCCTCGTGCATTACCTGTATTAGCTGCCTTGAGTTGTTGCTTACGCTCTTGTTTTTCAACATTAGCAGTTTGCTGTACAACTTGCTTCCGTTCTTTCCAGAGTGAGAAGAGTTCATCAGCAGAGTCAGCATCATACTCTTGGTCAGCTGCTACAAACAATTGAGTCCTAATCTTGGAAGCTTTAATCCAATCAGCAAACTTAGGATCGCCTAGAATGTCTTGCATGTCTGGATGCTTATTATTAAGCTCCGCAAGAGCAGACTGCTTCTTATAGTTTGAACTGTATTCTTCAGCTTCACGTATCTTAGGATGATTCTCAATTGCACGGTTGACAGCCGCTTGAGGATCTGTAAAATAGTCTATATCGTCTTCAGGCTCAACATGTTGTGGTTGAGGTGCTGATTGTGTTTGACTACTAATGTAATCATCCACGACTTTACGAAGTTCACCTACTTCAGAAGACTGACGACCTAGTAGCTTTTCAGCTTCTTGGTGCATCTTAACTATATCTTCTAAAGACTTACCTTGGTACTTATCTGGTAAGCTTGTTTCTTCTTGAGGTTGCTCAACTTCTACTTCCGCTTCTTGTTGAATCTCGTTAACTTCGTTGGTTTCGATCTCGTCCACGTTT